TCTGCCATCTTAGAACTCCAAATCATTCAGGTCGGGCTTCTTGGCTGGGGCAGGAGCGACCTTCTCCGTATCCCCGAAGATCTTCTTCGCCGCTTCGCCCACGCGATCCGTGGCGAGGTCAGCCTCTGGATCATCACCCGTTGGGATGAGGAACGCAGTGAGCAGCGCGTACTTCAGTGCGCCAGTCGCAGCCTTATATGCCGCTTTGTCGCCTGAGTCTGCGCCTGTGCCGACCGACTGGAATGCGAGCGTCTCGCCCGACTCGCCGTCGGTGAGTGTCCACGTGAAGCGAAGCGTCAGCAGCGCCTGCTTGCCGCTCGGCGTGAGTCCCTCGCTGATGACATCGATCTGTGTCGGCGTCATTGAGACATTAAACTTCACGAGCTGCTCGCGCACCTTGTCGGCAACTGCCGATGCCTGCACGAACTTGTATCCCTGTGCTGAGTTAGTTCCTGTTTTCGCAACGTACCCGACCGCTTCCATTACCTTGGCAATCTTAGCGGCAAGTTTGACTGGCTGCGTCATCATTACCTCCTAGTAAACTCTTGCGAGTTGATTCTCTGCTGGCTTAATCTTTGCCTCAACAGACTTGATTGCGTCCTCAAGCGAGAATGCCTTCACTGGTTTTTCAGTTGCTGCAATCCTGGCATTGAGATCTCGCTTGTACAAATTGTATCCCTGCTCCGCTTGATACAGGAAATACGTTAGGTACCCATCTTCATTCTGCCACTTGGCAATTGGTCCCATATTCCTCATCCCCGACACTCCTTCAACCACTGGCAGCCCTTGCAGGGCCACTCCGCCTTCATATCCTTCCCCCTTCGGGACGGCAAGCGAGGCGGCTTGCGCTTGCTGAAGTATTGTAGCACCTTCAGGATGCGAAGGGCGCGGTCGCGCCAGCCACGGTCTAGCCTGAACTCAAGGAGCTTGAAGTCCTCGGCGGCGGCGTAGATGACCCGCGCCTCGACTGGCTCGCCCAACTCCTTCTCCAGGATGTAGGCGTAGACCGAAGCCTGAACTGCGTGTTCGGGCTTGACCTCGCGGATGTACTGCATCCCTCGGTTGGTCGTGGACTTATACTCCCAGACCTCGCGCCTGCCGTCAGGCCACTTGACCAAGGCATCCACGTTGCCAGAGAAATCAAACTCTGGGAGCAGGACTGGCACTTCCTCTTGGAACTCCAGCAATTCGCCAGCAGCAAGGGCGTCCTTGCCCGCCTTGTTCAGCACCTCAGCCACGGCGTGTCCGCGCTCAAAGATGCGGTAGAGATTATCTGGGAATGGATTGCTTGGCTCCACCTTCTCGGTGGCGTACCATTGCTGTCGGATGCAGGCACCCAGCAGCGAGCCGCGCCAACGGGCAACAGCGGGTCGCCCAATCTCCGCCTTGCGGGCAAGGTACCCGTCAAGAATGGCGGAGAAGTTGCTCACTTGTCCAACTGCTCTTTGTAAATCTCGGTGCGCGTGCGGAGGTTGCCGTTGTATGGGATCAGCGTCTGCTCCACATCAATGAGTTCCAGTCGGTCAGTGGTCTTCGCCAACTCACTGTCTCGGATCTCAAAGTGGTAGAGCAGTCGACCGTTGTCCATCCAGTAGTCGCGCTTGTCGCCGTCGCTGCCAGTGTATGGTGAGACCTCAGCGCCAGTCGCAAGACCGATGCGGTCAGCCAACTGCGTCACCGTCACGTTCTCTGAGCAGGCGTTGTAGATGCCCTGCACGGCAGGGAGGATCGCGCCGAGCGAGATAATCCAGCCAGCGTCATCCACGTTGAGGATCGGGCGCTTGGCTTCCGACTGTGGGTGGATGTGCTTCTTGTGGATTGCTTCCCACATAAAGGCGTTGACCACCAAGTCGCGGCGCATATTTGGAGCGGAACCCCAGAGGGTGCCGAGGCGCAGCGATACCCAGGATCGACTCTGCGTTGTGAGCCACTCGTCCATCTTGACCTTGCTCTTGGAGTAGGCGGTCAATGGATCGGTTGCCGTGTCTTCCTTGGCGATGTCGCCGTTCGCGCCATAAACTGACGCCGATGAGATGTAGACAAAGCGACCGTTCGGGTTGCGATCCCAGAAGTCTTCTGCCTTCATCCTTGGCAGCTCGTAGTTAGACCAGAAGGTATCAAACTCATCAAGGTTGCCCATATGGTCGTTGCTCACAGCGGCAAGCCAGACGATGACATCGTAAGTGCCGAGCGCGTCAATGTCAGAAAAGCGGGCGTTGATGCCATTGCGCTCTGAGTGCGGGATATGCTCGGCGTTGAGACCACGGATGCTCTCGTCGTACCAGCCCTCGTCAATGCCGTGGACCGTTGCGCCAGAGTGCTTGAGGTGCTTGACAACCATCGGTCCAATGAAGCCACGATGGCCGACCACTAATACTTTCATCGCTTGATCCTTTCTTCGGCACGAGGGCCGCTGATGTATTCTTGCATTGCCTCAGCCCACGTGCGGAAGCGCGGGAGCCGTGTATTAATCAGCGCACCATACTTTGGTCGCGTCTGGTCAAAGCGGAAGGAGCCAGTAATGCGCCCCTTGTTGCGCGACATCTGCCGTGCGACGCGAGCAAACTCCATCCAGTTGGTCACGCCTTGGTTGACAAGATGGTAGGTTCCACGCGATTGCGCACCAGCCAAGTCGACCAGATGCTCTGCCACATCGGGCAGGTAGGTCGGGCTGAAGAACTGGTCAGTCGGCAGGTCAATCTTGTTGTTCGTTGAGGTAATCATATCTACGAAGCTTGGCTTCATCGGTGAAGGGTAGACGCCCCACGGGCTGCTGATGCGTGCCACTACGCCGCCGCGCTCCAGCGTCTTCTCTTCGCCTATGCTCTTTGTGTGGCCATAGATGCTCAGAGCGCCTCGGCTCACAGCCTCTTCGTTCAGCGGACGATCCTCTTCGTTCAAGTCAAAGACGTAGTCCGTTGAGATGTAAACCTGCTTTGCCACATTGCCGATGATCTCTGGGAGCAAGGCGTTGGCAACGAGCGCACCACGCTGATCCTTTTCGCAAAGATTAATGTCTCTTAATGCGCCGCAGTTGATGACCCCAGTGACATCGTCGTCCTTGAGTTGCTGCGGCAGCGTCGCCATATTGTAGGCAACAAAAACGCCCGCATCAGCATCGGGCTGAAGCGAGCGGGTATAAACCTTGAACCGCGCATTCCGACGGCGCAGTTCAGCGATGACGTGTTGCGCGACCTGACCCGACCCTATGACCCCGTACATCCGACCCTCCTATTTACGTTAGATTATTTTAGCACACTCTTCGGAGCGTAACGCTTGCCGCGCCACACCAACTCGGTGCCAGTCCACGACGCGAAGTCTGGCTGCCACGCCCCAGCCTGATCTCCCCACAGTTCAATGACTGCGAAGCCTGCCGACCATCGGCTAACCTGATGCTGCGCAAGGTAGCCCAGCTCTGTCCGTCGGCACATCATCCCCGTGGAGATGGCTGCCGTGCGGCGAGCCTCGATGCCAGCAAAACCGCCAATGGTCTCAAAGGCGACACCCTGAGAGTGGTCGTGACCACCCACAACGGAGACGCCAGAGGCCTTGACGATTGGCATAATACTTGCACCGCCGCCTGTTGCGCGAGAGTAGGTTCCGTGTGTGGCGATGAGGTCTGGCGCGATCTGGTAGTACGAGCGGAGATGCTCTGGGCCAGAGAATGCTACGCCCTCAGAGATGCACGGCTGGATGTCCAGCGCGTCCAGTCGCAGCAAGTTGGCAAGCGACAAGATCTCGCGCCCTTCAGAGTCCGAGAGACCTACGAGATCAGGAGCCTTCTTTGCCAGCCACTTGGAGAATCGAGCTTCGTGGTTCCCATAAAGAAAAAAGATCTGCGCCTCTGGCCCAGCCGATGCGCGGATCTCTGCGAGTCTCCGATGTGTGTGCGCTAACTCTTGCTGCACTGGCATCCCCAGACGTGGGTCCTTGTCGTAGGCGCTGACCGCTGTCAGGTCAAGGATGTCGCCTGTGAGGACAATGCGATCTGGTCGCTCTGCCGCAAGGAATGTCAAGAACGAAGCGTACACCTCTGGATCCTCAGAGGGGAACTGGAAGTCGCCTGCCGCGACGACTAGCTCATTCGTTGACTCACGCCGCTCTCCAATCCTCTGAACATAATCCAAATGCAGAACGTCGACCGATGTGATATAGTCCCCAGACGCTGGGGGGGTAGGGGGGGTTAAATCTCTCTTAACGAGTCCCCCTTCAGAGGAGGTAGATACTGGGGAGGGGGTATGGGGGAGGGGGCTAGAAAGCAGAAACTTCTGGTAACGCTTTTGCGCCTGGTCCTTGGTGAGACCGAGCCTCGCCCCAATAATTGAGAACGACATACCCTTTGATCGAAGCTCGTGAATGTCCAGATCTAGACTCACAGTGCCTCCAAGATTTTCAGTATCAGAGTGATCAAGATGCCCACAGCGGACACAGTGATTCCCACTTTCCATCTTAGCGCAATACCCGATTCCTTGCTGATCTCCTCCGCCGTAGAGGACTTCGCCACAGCAACCTCAACATCACGGAGGCGGCCATCAATGGCATCAAGGCGCGACGAGATCTCCGTCCTAACCTCTTGGATGGATTGGAGGATATTGGCAAACTGGCTACCCGTCACGGGGTTTGCTTACCCCTACGTCTACGGGTATTGCCACGGTCAGAGAGATGGTCTGGTCCGCTCATCGTGGACGGAGTCGCACGATTCTTCCCGCCAGCAGACTTGATGCTTGAGTCGTCCTTGTATGGGCTAACTTCAGTGACTGTCTGGTTGCGGTTGTAGAAATCAAATGTTAAAGATTCTGAACCATCCTCTCGACCAACCCATTCCTGCCCACGAAGGGTAAGGTTAGTGTTGAGTGAGACTGGACCTCGGTTGATGATGATGCGGATGTCGTCTCCAAGCTGGTAATCTTTGTAGGGAATAATGGCACCGTCGCTGATGGCAACCGTGATCTCTTTGATCTTGTCTGGGCTGGACTCGTAGAGGTTCTGCGCCGCCTTCTTGGTAGCGGAGGCAGAGGAGACAACGTCTTGCTGAATGTCTAGCCGCTCAATGACGCCATAGGTTGATGCAAGAGCCGAGGTTGCTACAGAGGACCAGACGCGAGACGATGTGGTGAGGAATTGATTAGTCGAGATGAGGAGGGCCTTAGTGCGGAGGCTCTTGAAGTTTGGGGTGTAAGAGAATCGCTTGACGTTACCACCATAAGACAAGGTAAGTTTGTTGTTGGTTGCAGTGGAGTAGTTCTGGTCAATAAAGAAACTGTTGTAGCTTGTGGTCTCCGTTTCAATACGATTGCCGAAGACGACCTTAGTAGTTAGTCCTTCTTGGGCAATAGCGCAAACATTACGGATAAAGTCTGTCCTAGTCTCACCAGCAGTAAAAATGTCATAGGTTGTTGCGGCACCGTTAATCGTTGCCTCAATGTTAATGAACCCTAAGCGTGAATTAGTTGCAGCCTTTGCTGCGCTTAGTTCTGCTTGAACGATATAGCCGAGTGTCTTGTTGTCATAGGTTACCGTCGCTCCACCAAGCGCCGCCGTTGGGTCAGTGAGGGTCTGGTTGAGGACGGTCATATAGTCAATGCCGTAGAAGACAACCTCGTCGTCGGTGGCAACATAGTCCTGAAGGATGCCGTTCCCAATGGTTCGGTAGATAAGGTCATCCTCATCGAATCGCTCAACGCTATAGTGCCGCTCCAGTGGCAAGCACTGGCTGATCTGCGGATGGTTATACGGCAGGGTAAAGAACATCTCGCCGCCCTCATTGAGGTACGACGAGACGCCGATGTACTTTGCATCCTTAATGGTTGCCTTCAGACTTCCGCGACCACGGCCTGTGCCAGTGGTATCCCAGAGGGAGATGCGGAACGTTGACTGCGTGTAGGGCATTAGTACCAAGCCTCTGTGTACGTGACGATGATCTGGGCTGGGATGTTTGCACCAGTGTAAGTCGTCGTCATTGTGGTTGCTGAGTCGTCCGTCGGTGGGATGGCCCCGAAGAGGTAGGTCGTGGTGTCAATGACATCCTGACGCAAACTCTTGACGTAGGCTCCGCCAACGGTTGACCGAACGCCACGGTAGACGACCTGGTTGTCAAAGTCTATGTACCAGCGGACCTCGCTGCTTGCCGTCTTGGCTGGGAAGTCTAGGCTGTTCAACTTAAGCGCCACGCTGTCAAAGGTGAAGGTCACTGAGGTGATCGTTGCCGATGAGTAGGTTGACGACGTGGAGAAGACGATCTCAAAGGATGGGTAGACAATTGCTGAGCCAAGGTTTGGGAACGAGGTCGTTGCTGAAGATGAGGTAATCGTTATTGACCTCTCTGTCTGGCGGAACTTATAGGGCTTTCGGGCAACAAAAGTGAGCTGGACATTAGCGGCAAAGCCCTTGGACGATACGCCAACAGATTGTGCCGAGGTTAACTGCACTGCTGGGATGGCGGCTGGGCGCACTTTCATCTGCATCGGGATGTACCCTGATGTGAAGTTCGTTGTGTCAATGGTTGCTTGCGAGAAGGCGAGGTTTCTGAACCCCTCGTCGGTCTGGTATTCGCGTGGGATTGGTCGTGAAGAATCAAGAAGTGCTTGGATCCTGTCGTGGAAGTCAGCGATGGACGAGCCAAAGACGCCGCAAACGATGGAGAGCGTCTTGGTGCCAAGGTAGGTATCCCCAGCGTCAACTCCGTCGTGGAGCGCACGCTTGTCTACATACCCAGTTAGGGTCACATCGCCAAATGTTGCAGAGAGAACCTTGTAGCCACTGAGCGGGGACGAGGTTGTGACCTCGGACGCAGCGATGCTGTTGAGGTTGATCGTGCTGGAGCCAGCAATCTGGTAGGTAATCGGAAGGTTAAAATCCATTATCCGATCCTCCGAATGCGACGGAGCCGTGCCTCCTCGCGGCGCACTCGCGCCTGGTTAGAGAGCGCAATCTGGTTCATTGAGAGGGCAGAGACATCGGAGTTCCCTGACTGAACCTGCCACTGCTGGAACGCTACGCGATCAGAGAGCAGTCGATTGAACGCTTCTGCCTGCGCCCATACGCGGACGGATGAGATGGCAGAGACATCCATATCTGTCGTTGCGGTGCTGGTAGAGAGCTGAACAAACCCAGAGTAGCCGAAGATCTTCAGCGTAGCTGGGGATACGAGCGAGTAGTGCGGCGGGAAGAAGAGGATGTTGTTGTGGAGTTCCCAGCCAGAGTCTGGACCATCACCGCTTGATGGCAAGAGGCTCTCGCGGTACTGACCTGAACTGTCGTAGACATCTACGCGGAATGGCCACGACACATCGGTCAGAGCAATGGAGTTGACTGCGCCAGAGATTGGCTGCGTGACCGCTGTTGTCTGAATTGCTTCCTTTGGATAGAACCCATTGACCCAGTCAATGCCTGAGTTGATGAGGTCGGTGACCTCTGTGTCGCTCCACGTCGCCCCATTAGGGTCGCGCAGATCTGACCGTACCGATGTCCTAAGTGCTGAGAGTGTCTCTCCTGCCATTCTTCCAAATCCCCTTATGCTCTACTGCCCACTTGAAGGCATCGGCCCATTCCTTGGCACGATCCTTATAATCGTATTCTTTGAGTACCCGCTCCTTGGCGGCACCTGCAAGCTGCTCCCGCAGGTCCTTGCTTCTAACTAAACTCTTGACTGCGTCAAACCATTGCTGTCGACCACGGACGACAAGTCCGTCAACGCCGTGGTTGACCACTGAGTACGGAGCATCTCCATACTTGAAGCCTTCGCCAATGAATGCGGCGCCCACCATTGCGTACTCCAGCCAGTGAAGCTCCGACTTACAGCGGTCAAACTCGTCACCGCCGAGTGGTGCAATCCCAATGTCGCCGTGGCTTGCTGCTAGGGTCTCGGCAAACTGGCGGATGTTCTCAACGTATGGATATGCCTCATCAAAGAACGGTGCGATGACGTGGTCTGTTCCTGGGTTTACTCCGATGAAGACGTTCCAGAGTTCCTTGCGGAGGTCTTGGATTCCCTTGCCAGCGTATCCACCCTCCCACTTTCCTCGGTCGTCTGGGTGTCCGCCGTAGTCGCGCATCCGCGCCGTGCTGCCGTAATAGACCACACGTGGCTTGTCACCGCCGTGTTCTGGGCGAGTGCGACTTGTCGTATAAATCGAAGGATCAATTGCATTTCTAATCACCTGAATGTTGCTGTTGAGATGGGAATACGCATCCTTGATTGGACCCGTGCTGACGGTAACGAGGTCAGCCCTCCGTGTCATCCGCTCAACAAGCGGAATTTCCGCCTGAACATCTGGCCAGTAGCCATTCCACTTGCGGATTTGGAAGTGGTTGTCGTCCGTTTCGTAGACTATTGCCTTGTCAAACTTCTCTGACTCAAAGGCTGGCCACATCCACTCGGTGATGGAGTCACGAAGTTCCATCTTGTGTGGGTGAGTGAGGATCTTTGCTTGATCCTTTGTGGCGTCTCCGCAGGTGTTACATTTAGCGGAGCAGTTGTAGTAACGGCGGAACATCACAACGTCCGCCCAATCAATGTCACTGGTGTCAACGGCAAGGAGTCCCTTGCGCATCGCTTCATCTTGCCGCATTCCTTCAGCACCAGGTTTGGCGATGAAGTTGACCTTGTCAATGTGTCTGACGTTGATGCCCATCTTCTTCCACTCTTCGTCAAACATATGACCACGGAAGTAGGCGCAAGGTCCCTGCTCGGCAGTACCCCATACGAGAATGTTCATCCGACCCTCCTGAGCGAGCCTAGAGGCTCGTTTATTGCTGGGGGGTACTTAGATACCACCCCTGCTATTATCGTGGCTCCTGGGGCTTCCTAGGTGCCTCTACGACGATTCTAGCATACCCTACTCGCCCCACCCCCCGAAGGGGGCGGGGCTTTCAGGAATCCTTACGGATTAGACAGAGACCGTGGCCTGTGTCTTCAGGATGCGATAGCGTGCGCCAGCCTCATCGAGGAGGAGGGAGCCGAAGCGCATCTTGTAACCCACGATTGCGCGCTGCGCGAGTGGGTCAGAGTGGTCGCCACCTGGAGCCACAAAGTAGCTCTGAAGGGTCTGCGAGTCACCAATCGTGTAAGCGTCTGGTCCGAGGAACAGCGCGTTGTACACGTTGCCTGCCGAGGCGCCTGCGGTCGCATAGACCTTGGCGTCCGACGAGACGATGAAGCGTACGCCAGCAAACTGACCAATCTCACCAGTGAGAAGTGGGGTCTGATTGACATACTTGTTTGCTTCGATCCAGCCGTTGACGCTGGTGTCTGACACAAGGTCATACTCCTGCGCAGGGTGGATGATGCAGCGATACGTGCCGTCAGCGAACTGCGGAACGTTTGCACCCTTGAGGCGAGCAACCATCTGCTTCACGAACGAACCATTCAACACGCCAGCAACGGCAACAGCCGAGTTAGCAGTGTTGGTCGTGATCGTCGCGGAACCAGTGGCACCAAAGATCGCAGCCGTTGAGGCTGAGCTATGGATGTTGTCGCGGACAAGCGTGTCCATTGAGCGAACGGCCTTGTAGGCAACACGCTCAGCAGCAATGCTGATGAGGTCGTGTGGCGAGTCAAGGTTGGCGAGGTCAGAGACCGCAACCGTCGCGCCGTACTGCGCAGCGGTGAAGTACTCAGACGAGATCGTCAGGGCATCGTCCGTTGGAGCGGTGCCTTCCGTCAGGGTCGTCGTGCTGACCGCGAGATCGGCATAACGAGCATAACGAAGGGTGTTCGTACCCTTAATGAAGCGAGCTGGGACATAAAGCCCTGGCATCGCGTGAACAGCACGGGCGCGCAGTTCCTCTTCGGCACGGGCAGCAACAAGCTGCGTGACGAGATCAGAAAAGTTCGTCGTGCTGGTAGTCGTGGTAGCCATTTATGCTACTCCTTATCTATCAGCGAATGGATTTCCCAACGCTTTCAGCGCATCAGAGATGCTGCTAGAGGTTGGCTTTTCTACAGGCGCGGCGGTTGCCCGACGCGCATTATTTGGATCCACTGGCGCTGGCTCCGACTCTTGCACCTGCTGAAGGGACGCCGCCTGCTTGAAGAAGTTTTCCAAGGCTGCCGCCTTGCCTGTCTCATCCAAACTACTGGTGTCCTTCAGGAACTGGTGTGCGAGTGGGTATTCCCGTGCGAGGCGTTCCTGCTTTGCGTCCTGCTCCGCAGCCGCTGCCTTCTGCTCAAGTTCTCGAATCTTGGCTTGCGCCTTCTCGAACTCGGTCATAGAGGCCTGCTCCTGCTCTGCCTTCCACTTAGCAAGCTCATCCGCCTTGGAACGAATCTCATCGAGTTCCTTCTTCGTCGCGGTGAGTGCCTGATCCTTGCCTGCTAGGCGCTTCTTCCAAGTGGTAACATCCGCCTCGTTATCAGTGGGAACAGCAGCAACCTCTGGGGCTACTACCTCATCCGACTGCACTGGGGCGCTGTTTACGACTTCGTCAGCCACAGCATTTCTCCTTTTCCTAACTACTCCCCGACCAATGTCAGGGTTATATATTTATGGTGCGCGAAAGGCGTTAAAGATTTCTTGCTGGATTTCCTCAGCGCCAGATGTAATCTGTTGATTAAGTTGATTCCTCTGTTCAAGAGACTGCAATCCCTGGAATGTAAGCGGGATTTGCCCAAAGGCTGTTCCGCGACCAACCTGCTCAAGCGCCCCGCCGAAGATACCCGTGGCAAAGTCCCCAATGCCAATCTCCTTGCCGCGTGCGGCTGGCTGTACCAAGGCTCGTTTGATGTATGTTGGAATCGTTGCAAACCCCATAGAGTCTGGAGTTACTGGGATCACTGTCTGGAGGATGTATAGGAATGCGTCGTCAACCGCAAACGCATCTAAGAATGTACTGTCTGTATTTGATCGATGGTCAGCCCACTCCACAATATCCCCCCAAGCATTGAGGCCAGTAAGCGGAAGGATCTTTCCGTTCGGCCCTGGGGTGAGGAACATCAGGCGCATCATTGCTGGAATTGCTTTGCGGGTCATATAGGAATATGGGTAAACCCCAAGGTACGGATGGTTAATGCTTCGCTCTAGCCAGCTTCGCTGCGTGGCAAAGTATTGAAGTGTATCTGCCTTCCTTGTTCCCTTGAGAAGCTGCGTTGACCACACGCCAGTAAACAGACCAACAAGTCGCTGCGCATCCGCAAGCTCCATCCCGCCATCTGTTAGCCCCTTGACCGAAAGACCAACCATTGTTGGCATCTCGTCGGCAATTCTTTTCGCTAGAAGGCCTGGGTCTGTCTTAATGATTGACTCCTCAAGAAGAAGCCGCAGGGCATCCTCTGATGAACTTACCCCGAAGTGCTGCATCATCTTTGGCATAATCTCTGGATATGTCTGGTTGAGGGCGGCAATGAACTCCTCTGCCGCAAACCGATCAGCCATAATGTTTCTGGCAATTTCCTTTTCCTTGAGGATGTCCTTACCAGACTTACCAAGGAATTTCTTCGCTCGATTAATAAAGGTTGGTGCTGACTCAGCCGCCGCTGCGGTTGCTTTGATTAGCAGGGAGTGCTGCTCAAAGAAGTTATCGGCACGCTCTCGGTTAATGTTGTTTCGGTCTAGGAACGCACGGCGGCGAGAGGTGACCCCCAGTTCGCCAAGAACCTCGTCAGAGGCGTCGTCCCAAATGTTGTAGATCAATTTCATTGTAGCAGTTTCAATGCGCTCAAGCACGCGCTGGAAGTATGGGTTCAGCTCACCAAAGCGAATCGATGGGAATAGTCGGTCAGTCATCATTGTAATGACTGGCATTCTTGCCTTGGCCTTGGTGCTTACTGCAACCGTTGCGCCAAAGATTCTCCAGTCTCCACCAGATGCGTCAATAATATCCTTAATAGGATCATTGCCCTTCTGAACGTATTCTGCGTATCGCTTGTCCCCAAGGATTTCGTAGAACAACCTGTCTACTTGTCTTCCCTCTTGGTAAAGTCCACGCGGCTGTGTTCCAACCTCGGAAGCAAGCCGATTAATACGAGTCAATAGGTCGCGGGCCTCGCCAACGGTGAGTCCAGCCTTGGAGACCATCTTGCCGACAAATGACTCTGTCGCCTTAGACTTGGTGATCTCGGCTCCGTACTGTCGGTGTACCCTTTCCATAATCTGCTGGGTTCTACTTGGACGCATATCAAATTTTCCAAGTTCGCCATCAAGATCGTCCAGCGTGCTTTCCGCAAGGTTGTCAAAGAATGGTACAACGGTTTCAACAATTCTTTCACCACGAGAGGCGTCGTCAACAACCGTGAGGATGGTCCTGATCCCGCTCTTTGGTGCCTTGCCAAGGTAGTATCCAGTTTCAAGGATTTCATCACCAATGGACACGATTGCATCAAGCCGAGGATCTGCCTGCATCCCAGCATAGATTTTTCGGTAATCATCTTCAATTAGGCGCATTGCGAACGCGCCAGCAGAGTCACCCTGCTCAATGTAGTCGCTGACCTGGCGCCAGTCTGCTGCTCGACCATTGCCGTGAATCTGGGAAACCTCGTCGTATTTTGAGGCAGCCTCATCAGCAAGGGCCTGAAGTTCCTTCTCAATGTCATCAGCGGATCGGTTGAATAGAGCGCCCTGCTCCCTTGACATATTCTTAACGGATTCAAGCTCATCTTTAAGTTTTCTGAATCTACTAGAAAGATCTGCGGCCAGGTCCTGGGTCAGGGTTCGTGTGGACACCAAGGTCAACCTAGACCACTCTTCCCCCTTGTCAAAGTGACTTACAAGTCGAGCAAGCTTCTTTGATGCTTCTCCGTATGCCGCGCCGCGAGCAAATGCGGCAATATCGGCAAGTCCCTCAATGTCATCACCGTACAGGGCAAAGATCTCTGCTGACTTTGTAAGTGCAGCATCCATACTCATCCCCGCACCAGCAGCAAGCCACCTGGCAACCTGCTCAACCGCCTCATTAGACTTAGTCTTGACTAGGTCATAGACTTCAAGCTTTGCCTCACGAAGCGCACGGGTAGCCTCCTCTGAAGCAATGCGGACATCGGATGCGGCGCGAGCCTCGGCATCAAACAGGATTTGGACCCGATCCTTGCGGACACGGTTAGCCGTCATAATGCGCTCAAGGTCGTCAATAATGGGAGCAATGTCTGGAAGTCGGATAATCTGCTCAACCGTAAGGCTGCCAATAGCAGCCTTCTCTTCAATCTTCTTTTTTAGGACGTTCTGGAGTCGGTAGAACGGCTCGTCAAGAACCCTGACCTCATCGGCCATCTTTTCCCGAAGAGCAAACTTCTCTGCCTCAATGACATCATCGCCTGCCCCTGATCGCTCAAGTCGCTTAACCAGTTCCTTCTCGGCCTTGGCCAGCTTCTGCTGCCCCCTGCGTGCGGAGTAAATAATATTACGAAGGTTGGTGTATCCCTTCCTTGCCGAACCTCGACCAAGGTTGCCTCCAGAGAAGATGTCGTCAAACCTTGCCCCTCCACGGATACCCTCAACCAGTTGCGTAATGTAGCTCTCTGCTGAGGCAAGAGACTGCGTTCGGACAGCTTCAGTGGCGCGGCGGACAGCGACGGCACCAGTGGTATACTTTGCCGTCCTGGCGTAGCTCTTTAGCGCCCTGGCTGCAATGACTGGACCAAGTGAGTCCAGGAACGAGCCAATCTTCTTTGTGTCAAAGACACGAGTAAACGCATAGGCCATCTCCTTGGCGGAGTGGGCGGCAGTGAGTTTGGCAATGCCAGTAAGTTTACCTGTAGCGGATGCGTGAAGTTCTGCTGCAAGTTGGTGTTTGTCAAGGAATGCAATGTCTTCGTCTGCCTTGGCAAGACGCTTTGTCAGCGTCTCAATCTTTACAACGTCTTTTGTAGCCTGTGCCGCAGCAAGATCAGCGGCGATGGCAACACGGGCTTCTCGCACTCCAGACGCAACTAGTCCACCAGCCCTTGCGGATGTCTTTATCAGGGATCCAGCACCAAGGGAGATTAGGTTGAGCGGGTCAAGGACGAGTGAGTAGAATAGGTTTGCCGCACCGTTGGTAGAGAACCCAGAGTTGCTTGCGGCAAGTTCCTCTGCAATGTCACTAAGTTCAGCATCGTCAAGGTTCATATTGTTGTATCGCTCAAGACCATCGTTGCCGAAGATCAGCGAGATGGCATCAACGCGACCCTCTGATGCGGACTTGACCCTAGCGCGGGCAATAGCCTTCTCGACTTCCCTTCCTGGGACAGCCGCTGCCTCGGCGGCAATAGCGATTGGTGCGCCGAGCATTTCAAGGCCGCCGACAGCAGCTTGAGCAAGATTCTTGTCGCCAATCTTGATTCCCTCTGCCGCACGAACGCCAGCTCCAAGCGTAAAGTCTAACGCGCCGCCAACAAGCCCAATGGCTGGCTTGGCAATGGCGCCGAAAACGGGAATATTCTCAGCAACGTTGACCAGTCCCTTTCCAAGGTTAATGAATCCAGCACTGAGGTTCTCCGTTGATTGCCGAATGCTCTCCCCTGGTCGAGCAATGTTAAACGCAACACGACCCAGGTCAGCAGAATTATCTACTGTCTTAATCGGATCTGGCTGGCGAGAGCCGCCAGAAGAACCTTTATTCCCTGGATTGTATACGCTTGCCATTACTTCATAGTCCTTTCGCCAGCTCGGAAGTCAATAAGAGACTGCTCAACTTCTGCTGGGGTAAACTTTTGCTCCTTCTTAATGTTAAGAGGAGCACGCTCACCAGCCCTAAAGTCAACAAACGACTTAGTAATTTGCTGAGGGGTAAACACCTTAACCGTAGGTGGTGGTGGAACGATTGGCTTTGGTAGCGGCTTAGGAGTCTGGATGTTGAGCGGCTCCCGCTCTCCAGCCCTAAACTGATTCATATTCCTAAAGAACCCATCGCGCTTTTCTGGCTTATTGTTGTTAAACTGAAATCCAGTTGCGGGGTCAACGCTGAGACCCTGTGCCTCAATAAGATCGGATGGATACTCTTCCTTCATTTTATCTGTTCTAATGTCAACGATCTTCGGAAGTTGCTGAGATGGGTTTACTACAATTCCAGCACCAGCACCAGGGCCGATGTCTAGAAGTGAAATTGGTCCCCTATCATCCTGCTGCTTGGCAAACTCTGGCTTTAGGACCCAGATTCCAGGACTCTTCTCTACGTACTTATTAATGTTATTGCCAACATACTTATCCCAGTCAGATACGTTGGAACCCTGTAGTTCGTAAATCTGCTTACGCTGCTGCGGGCTAAGGTTTGGTAGCGTCTGAAGTTGCTTTGCTTGACGAAGGTCGGCGTCGGCCTGAACCAGTCTAAGGGCGTCGTTAATATCGTTTTTCTGGTCATCAGAGAAATTACCAGTTGTAAGAAGTCCAGGAATCCCGTTTGCCTCATCTCCAGTAATTTTTTTTGCAACTGAACGGAGAAGTGCTGGTGTCGATACAAGAGAGGTATCAATAGTTCCGAGAGGGTTAGGATCGGTTGCCCCATTCTGCTTGCTTTCATCCAAAACGTACTTGTTTGACTCCGTTGCAAGCGGAAGGTTGATCGCCCTTCCCTCAAGGTTGGTTGCAACCGTGAGACCGTCAACATCGTACACCCAGCCAATTTGCTTCTTACCAGCTTGACCAGCCGCATAAAGAGCCTCTCCGTTGATTTCACGAATAAACGGTACGAGACTACCGTCTAGGGATTTTCCAAATGTGACTTGCTGGTATACCCCAACTCCAAATCCATTAGATGAAATCGCATTAACTGTCCCATCACTGGAATTCAACGCACCAAGACCAGTAGCAAGTGCTGCGGCATCAACCTGTGATTTGCCGTCGTACTGCCAGTCATTGTCAATATTCAGCTCGCCAGTGTTGCCGTCGTATTTTCCAGAAAGAGTAATTGATCCTTCTGCAACTGGATCTCCGTTTGCCCTATTAAGCTCATTCTGGTATAGGGTGACTAGGTACTGTGAAGACCTTGCAAGCGCAACGGAGAAACTTGCTGGATCTCCACCTGGGATTGTGCCAAACACCTTGGAGTTCTGACCATTTAGGTACATCTTCCACTGGTTCCTAATGTATGTCTGGTCAATTGGGTTAGTTGCGGCTGCGAGCATCTTATTTCTCTTGTCCGCAGCGTAGGAGAAGTCGTCCTCAACGGAGCCTCGACCAGTGGCCTTGATGGCCCTGGTTACTTCGTCGTATCCGTCTTGATTCCCAGAGATGGCATAGTCAGCCTGGATTCGGTCCATCTTTGACTCGCGCCAGTCCTTAAATTCCTCTGGTGACGAAACATAAATTCCAGCATCCCCAAGAAGATTGGTCGCACCAGGATTTGCAATGAGGTATTCATCGTATAGCAGCCAGATCTCTGGGTTGGCTGCGATGTACTCGTTGACCTTGGATGGGTCCTGCTCTAGGTTTTCTAAATCTTTTGGGTCGCCTACCCCAGTTGCCGCCGCAGCGACAAGGTATGCGCGGGCAAGTTTCCCTGTGTTGTTGCCGATTCTCTTATTCGCTACGCTAGATCCGCTTCCACCACCGCTGGAGGTTGCGATTGCGGCAAGCACGCCAGTGTACAGTGCGCTTCCCTTTTCAACACCAGATGAAAGCATTCTTGCGGCAAGAGAGTTAGCCAGCGAAGCATACTTAGCCTGCGAAATGAGTCCAGCCCGCAGCTTGTTGCTCCAGATTTCTGACTGTGCCGACCACTCGTAAGAGAAGGAGTCATACACTGCTGTGTTGTACGCCTCAGATCCTGGCTCCAGCGCCTGGATTGCAGCCATCGTGATTGACTGGTATTCCTTCGGGCTGATCTCCCTCTTCTTAAGGGCCTCCCCCTTGTACCTTAAGAATGCTGTGGTCGTAGAATCAATCGCATTGGCAAACTCAGCCAGGTCGTCTTGGTCGGTTGATGTCTGCCCGCGACCGCTAATAAAATCAATAACCTGCTCGTAGTTAGATCCGTTTGTTGAGTTGAACTCATCGATTAGATTTCCGTATTGCCTCTTGATGTCATAATTGGTGACATCGCTAATCTTTTGGAAGATTGCCTGATATGCTTCGGTACCCTCATCAACCCCAGCCATTGATGCGGATTCCCTGTAGAAGTTTATGATGTCTTGGAGCGTAGGGATTCCCCCGCCAGCATATGAGATTTCGCTATAATACGCATCAAGGAGCGCCTTCTCCTCGTCTTGCTTTTGCTGCATTACGAGCGAGCGAATTGTTGCGGAAAGGTCAGATGCCCCAGTCTCGGAGCGACCAAATCGTCCTCGTCGTGCCATTATGCTTGTACCTCATTTGTCGCGGTTGGCGCTGGCAATAGGTTCTCTTCGCCAGGGGCTACTGCATTCTGCGCATTCGCCTCTGGTGGGAGTTGCGCCTGATTCTCAGGCTGGTTCAGCGATTGGCTTCCAGGAACTCCAGATGTCAGCGTGCGCTGGGCATTTTGTGCCTGAGCTTGCGTCAACATCAACTCCTGCTCCATCGCGGCCTGAGAAGCCTGCTGCTGACCCTGCTGCATCTGCTGCATCTGAGCAATGACCTGGGTCATTGTCGCAACAGAGGCTGGGTTGAGCGTGGCGTCAGTCTGCTCATCACGGATGAGTTCCTTCTCGCCAATTGGATCTTCCACGCCCACACGATCCATCGCACGCTCAGCCGACCAGAGTCGGTTCTGTACGAGGTTGATCGCGGTGCTGGCAAGTTCCAGCGTGTCTCGTGGGGTAAGCTCAGGGGCAACGATCTCAATGCGGTATTCTCCAGCAATGAGGGACTTGACACCTGGCTCCTTGGCTTCCCAGATGCGTGCGCACATCTCCCAGACCTGCTTCATCCACGAGTAGAAGACCTTGCGCTTAGGGGCAAGGCGCGACTCGTAGTTTGCAATCAGGGCGGCGATAGCGCGGGACGACCCAAGCACCTGTGCTGGGGCAAGTCCGAGGAGCAGATCATTGAGACCAGTCGCTACCGTCAACTCACGGTCAATGCGCTGGATGTACTGCTCAATCTGGAAGTTCGGGATGAACGGCTGGATGGAACGAATCTCGTTGCCTGGTCCAGGGGCCGCCATTCGACCTGGCTTAGGTAGCGCGTTTGGTGGAATCTCGTCTGGCGCATCAGCACCAACCAACTGCCACATCTGCCCGCCGACCACGGACTGGATCATCTGCGCCATTGCAGTGATGCGCTCGTCCTTCTCGCGGAGGAGCTGCTCGGCATCGTAGAGCGCAGGCTTGCCGTATGGGCTACCTGGGATCTTGCCGTTCGGAAGGTGGATGTACGGGATCTTACCGCCGTACTCTGGATGCGGGTCGTTCTTGACGAGCGTGTTGCCCACATAGATTGCGTTGTAGACGAGCGGCGCCTTGCCCTCGCCCTTTGGCACCTTGTACCAGTAGTCGTAGACTTCAATCTGCATCTGCTCGTAGGCAGTCTCACGCTTGAGTGGGTTGCGCTCAAAGGCGTTCGCCCAGACGTTGCCGATTGGGTCAGCGTGGTCCCCGACGCTTGTGTATGGGTACCACTTCTCACCCTGTTTGACTGGAATGACGCTGATGTTGTAGTCCTCTTGGATCGCCTGTGGCGACATACCATAGGTATAGAGCGCCCAGTCAAGGCGGTTATAGTCGCTGTTGCCAAAGCCGAGGTAGAGGTTCTCTGGTCGCTCAATGATGGAGACCTTTGGCACGCGCTCAACTGGGTCCCAATAGACTTTGGCTGCCGTGTGTCCGTAGAGTTCCTTGAGGAGCGCAGCCTGCTCGTGCTGGAGGTCCATATCGTTGGCTTCCCACCAGCGGAAGTACAACTGCTCACGCATCTGCGCCATCTTGCGATCCGCTGCCTCTTGACCAGTCGGAACGTAGTTGACGATTGGTCGCACTGCCTGAATCGCGGCAGGGATCTGTACATAGGCGTGATGGATGTTGACGGAGACGTGGGCGCGACCAGCGAGTCGTGCGCTTGGGTCCTGTGACCAGTGGTCTGCGCCACCGAGCGTCATCGTCTCTGGATGGTATAGGTTGTCCATACGGCGGAACAGCGCCTTGAGGCGGTTCTGCTCTGGATCGACCAACTGCTTGCGACCAAGGATCTCCTGAAGCAAGACGAAGTCGTCGTTCTGCTTTGGATCTTGTTCCTTGGCAACGAGAGAGGACTCAAGCATCTTAAGGGATGCAGCCTCTGATTCGGTCAACTTGGAGATGTCTGGCTGGATACGGAGCGTACCGCGTCCGCCGCCAAGACCAGCCTTGAATGCGCCACTGGCCTGCTGCGGGGACTTTGAGTCCGCATTGACAATGGTTGGGAAAGTTGAGATTGGAGTAGATGGGCTAAAGTTCTTTACTCCAGCAGGAGCGCGTCGTGAGGCGTCAGTAATAAGCCGACCGAAGTTTGGCGCCGTGGCAAGAGGCTTGCTCTTGTCCAATGGAGTGACGATTTGCCTACCAGACTTAAGCTGTCGAGCCTTGTCAAGAGACTTGCCAATTGCAGCAATCTGCTCAGGTGTAGCAATATCTGGGTCGGTAGTATACTGAGCAGGTACGCCTCGCGCACCAACGAATGCTCCTGGGATCTTTCGTACCTTAGCCATTAATCACTCTCTCCATAATAGGTGAAGGTTGGATTCTCCAGTCCCTTCTCAGGATTCCTTAGCGCGTGTCGTACTGCGATTGCTAGTGCCATCACGGCATCTTGTTCAAGTTTCTTATCGTCTAGTTTGTAGATCAGCAGTTGTCGTTTGAGTTCGTCCCACGGTCCGCCCATCGGGAACTCAATCTGACCCTTGTCGATCACTGCCTTCAAGTCGTTCAGAAGTTCTACCTTCTTAGACTTGGTCCCGCCGAAGTCAAACCCTCGGAGCGGACGAATCATTGAGAACTCCTGCTGGAAGAGTCGTCCTCCGAGTCCAGTAGAGTCCACGATGGTGGTGCAGAATGCACCGTCTTGGCTGTAGAGGAGATGTCCCTCACGAACCATATTCACAACAGCGGAGATGCTCTGCTTCCCGCCGCGCTTTCTGACACGCACACCGCGCAACTTGCCGCGTTCTGTGATGTCTAGTGTGATGGCCCAGGTTGCGTCGTGTGAAATCCCTGGGTCTACTCCCTGAACATATCGGTGGTTCTTCGTTGGCTTCAGGTCATCCTCAAGCGTCCTGTAGGATGCAAGGATGGACTGGCTCCAGAAGAAGGCATCGCGGGCTTCAATGAAGAATCCGTCAATGTTCTGTGGAATAAGATATTCGGCTTGCTGGCGAACAACGTCATCAAAGTTGTCCTGCGTCAGACCGTAGCCAATGTTGTCGCGGGTGGAGAGTCGGAAGGAGATGAACTTCTCATCCTTCGCTGGGTTCTCTGGGTTTCCCCGTTCCCACAGCTCCGCGTAATCGTTGATGCCTTCGCTCGGTGTCCCAATAAAGTGGAGTGGTCCACCAGTGGAGAGTCGGCGGAGGTTGAGTACTTCTTGGTAGATCATCACGAGATGCGGCTCAAACGCCGCTTCGTCAAATGATACCCCGTTCATATCCTTGCCAAGGAGAGCCTTCGCTCGATCCTGTGTGGTGCGGAAGTGGATGCTGGCCCCGCCAACGATTGGATTGAACTTGACCCAGGCATACTCGCCGCGATACTTCTTCTGGGTATCTACGACCTTGCCGAGTTCCTTAATCATAGCACATCCGCGTCCACGTTGCGCTGGATGAGCGCCAGAGAGAATGGTCTCAATCTCTCGGAAGACCAGCTCTGCGGTCTCCTGCTGGATTCCTACGTGGTACCACTCATATGGAGTGTCTAGCCACTTACGGTAGGAGTCTGGATCGCCTGCTTGTGGGTTAGATAGTCCTAGTTTATATAGCGCGTGATGGAGGCACACAACAGCCATAGCAAGAGTCTTTCCAGCACGGTTCCCTGCTGAGACAACGGTCGTAATGTACCTCGGTCGATAACCTGTAGCGTCTCTCTCACTGCACGCCTTCCACCAGGCTACTTGCCCAGGATTTCCCTGAATACCCAGCCAGCGAAGAGCAAAGAATTCAATGTCCTCACGTCCGCGAGCAAGATCAATAGCGACGTCATTTGTTAGCTGCTTCAAGACTTCTTCGCCTGTAGGCGAGATGAGATGTTCTTAGCCTTGGAGCGAGCATCTGCCTTACTGCTGGCACCCCAGGCCTGAAGCGAGAGAAGGAGTCGGGTCGGCTTCCCCTTCGCATCGCGTTCAGGACCTGGAGTATTTCCCATTCTGGCGAGGAACGAAGCGCGTCGCGGATTGTCTCCGCTCTTGACTGGCGCCTTCAATGTTCCGCCAGTCTGCGCCTTGTACGAGGCCCGACCCTTTGCGTTGAGACCACCTTTTGGGTTCTGTCCCTCTTTACGCTGCCACGCTGCTGTCTTCAATCTCTTACCTCATTGTGGAAATATAGTACTTCTGCGACCCTTGTGATCTTTCCACCGTGATCCGCAAGACCGTTGATGAATGTTCCGTCTGCCTCGTAGTGGCGGTCCTTGTAGCCAACGCTACGAGCATAAGATGTCTTAACAATGTAATTGCCAGAGGTTGAACTTCCAGCACTGAAGTTTGGAGTGGAGGACTTGCTCCATCCGCAGAAGACAACATCGCTGCCTTCCTGTGCCATCATCTTTTCGATGTAGGTCTTGTCGTACGAGTCGTCGTGGTTGAACCAGCCCGTGTAGTCAGATGTCGCCA